CTTTACAGGCCCGGACTCAATCGTCATCGAAATCGACGTTGTGTCGTCCTTGCTCGACGCCTTGTCGATATACAGCAGCCGCTCGCTATCCTTGCGGGAAATGAGCCATTTGTCGCCGAAATAGACGCTCGACTCGCCAAGCCATCGTTTCAAGCCAGCGGTGCGGCGCTCATGCCAAAAGCCGGTCGCGCAGTTATATTCCCACGTCCATGTTTCGGACGATAGAGACCAGATCGGGTTGCCCTCGGCCACATAGACAAAGGCACGGATCGTTGACTTGTCGAATACGTTGGCAATCGCGCGCTCTACGTCCTTGTTCGACACAACAACCGGATCGTAGCCTTTGAGCCTGCGAACCGTGCAATCCGTCGCGACAAAAAGCTGATCGTCCGGCCAGCCGCTTTCGTTGCCAGCGACCGCCCACGCGCCCAAAAGGCCGACCGGGATAACCGCAACCCGCTGAAGCGGGAAAGGCGACGCACCGACGTTCTGAAACACCTCAATCGAGTTTGGCCCAAAGGCAAAGAACTGGTTGCCGTGAACCGTCCCGCGCGTAAGCCCGTCCGGGTTCGACTCCGCCGTCGCAAAGCTCAGAGCCTCGACATCCGTATCATTTAGCTCAGAGGCGTAAACCTTGCCGTCCTGCGTCGTGTAGAGGAAAAACCCGTCGAGGCTGCTGACACTGTTTACTGCCGGAAGGTTCGGCGCGCTCAAATCCTCAACAACGCCATTGTCAACGGTATAGACGCCAAGATCGGTGACGATAATCATGTCCCGCGTCGGAGACTTGTTATTCGTCGCAATCGTGACCGGCTCACTACCGGGAAGATCGCCAGCAAGTGCGGTCGTATAGGTCAGTTCCTGAACGAACCCGCCTTTCGAGATCGTAAAGACCTTTTCGTCCTGAACCACAAAAAGCTGCGTTCCGTTGACGAACATTCCTCTCGTATTCTTTACCGGCGTTGTGCCGGAAAGGATCGTAGAAAACAGCGAGAGGCCCGGAACAGGCCGCCATGTCCTGACGCCGCCGTCAAGCTCGCAAAATGCGTTGACCAGCCTTCCCTGCCCTTCTCCGGGCTTCTGGCCGGGATTGGACGATGGCGGGAAGGGTATATCGGCCTGCGGCATTAGTAGTATTCCGCCGCCTGTTGGTGGCCATAGGCAGGCGAGGAAGCGATCAACCGGAGACGCCGAATAGCCGACTCTCTTGCGACCGGATCGTAAGGTGCGCCAAAGTCAGCCGAAATTTCAATCGCCAGCAAGAGCGCCAGCGGATTGAAAAAATAGTCCGGTATTTCTTCCTCGTCGTCCAAGGTTGGATGAACCGAAACCATGCAAACGTCAGTCGCGGCAAGCTCATCGAGCATTGGCCTGAAAGCCTGACTTGCGACCGACAAATCCTCGGCAGAATACGGCTGGCCCGCGCCAACAGCGCCAACATACATTAACGCCTTCTGGCAAACGTCCCGGACCGTTTTCATCGATCAAATTCCCAAAATGGGAAGGCGGGAGACTTGCTCCCGCCCTCTTTATCGTTACGCGAGGCCAGCGGTCGCGAAATAGCCCGTCACGACGCCGTGATCCTTGTAATCGTCGGTGTCGTTCGTGCCGGAGCCGAAGCGCAGCTTCTCGATGCCGTAAATCGCCGACACCTCAACGCCGTGCTTGTCGCCGTAATCGAACTCCTCGGTCGTCGTGCGCCAGCGGCGGGCGTAAGCCGTGCCGACAGCCTGCGCGCCGCAGAGGAACGCGCCGACAACCTTGGCCGACGAAGCGCCAACCGTGCCGAAGTCCCAAGCCGTCACAGCCTGCTCGACCTGCTTGATGATGACGCCATCCCAATAGAGATCGCCGCCCTCAAACAGACGCTCGTTCTCCATCTGAAGCATGACTTCACGCTGGGCCGTCGTGATCGTCGTGTCAGCCTTAAGGTCGTTAAACGCAAAAGGATGAGCATACATGATGTAGTAACGACGACCCTTGTTCGAGGTCGAACGAATCGGACGGATCAGCGGGTTAGCAATCGTCTCCGCGATGGACTTCATCTTGGAAACAGCCGCCGCATTGAGCTTGTCCGCCGTCGTGTCGCAGTTCGCCAGCGAGGCCGAGTGATCGTTGGCCGAGTTGTTCGAACGCAGAGCGCCAAACAGAACACGGTCAGCGTTATCGACAAGCCAAGCGTCCTTGTTCGCTTCCGACACCGAGCCATAGGCCGTGCCGTTGATCGACGCCAAAGCCCGGACGATCAGGTCTTCAGTGTCTTTCATCGACCAGTCCATAAGAACCGGGCGGGCAGCCGAGCGCAGCGAGATCGCCGAATACTGTTCATCGATCTCAGCAACGCGGACGGCGTTACGACGCTTGTTGACCGTGACCGGGAACGAACGCGAGGACATATCCTCTTCGTTGCCTTCCATGGTCGAACGGCCAGTGACCGCCGCATTGGTCAGCTTGTTGACGAGCGCAAAATTAACGCGGTCGCCAGGCTTCTTGGTGAGGTTTTCCTTGACCTGAACAATGGCGTTTTCGCCAGTGCCCATGGACTCGGAAAAGCGGTTATCCGTAAGATATTCACGGAAGAACTGGTCGTCCCACTGTTCTACAGTAAGGCCCGACGCAACCTGCGTATCAGCCATTTTGAATTCCTTTCATCAACCGGCTTTTCGGGCTCGGTCGAAGATGTCGTTGATTGGTGCGGGACCGGACCAATTCGGCCCGCTGCGAGCGCCGACGTTGCGCGCCGCTGCGAAATTGCTCGGCAGGTTCAGACTCGGAGCGGACGGAGCCGCCGGAGCCTGCTGCTGCAATTCGGCAAGCAATTCGGCTTTGAGTTTTTCGCGATAGGCAGCCGGATCGGAGCCGATCTCGGCGAGAGCCTGCTGCTTTCTGTGCCAGTCAACCAACGCGCCATACGGGTGCGGCGACGACATGATGCGGTCGTAGTCAGGCTTCACGCCGTAAGGATCGGAAGCCATCCGGGAACGCATTTCCGAAAACGCCGCGTCAACAATTTCCTGACCATGCTTGTCCACGGCCTGAAGCATTGAGAATTCTTCCCGCTGCTTCTGGAGTAGACTTTTGATCGGAGCCACTTCCTGCTGAACGCGATAATCAATCGCGGTCTCAGGAGCTTCCCAAAAATCGGGAACCTGCGGCTTTGGCTGTTGCGCCTGCTGTTGGGCGAGCAACCATTGCTGCAACTGGCTGAACTGTTGCCGCTGTTCCGCAAGTTCTTTCTCAACCTGCGCGAGATGTTCCGTATATTTCCGGCTCTTCTGTCTTTCGGCCTGAAGCGCGGCTACAGGGACCATCTTTTGCTCGTCGGTTGCTTCCTCAGACTGCGGCGTTTCGGCCACGGTCTGATTGGCTTCCGGCTGTTGAGCTTCTGCCTGCGGTGTTTCTGGAGCGGGCGGAGACACAGGTTCTCCACCCGATGACAAGATGTCATCGAGGTCTGACATGCACTGATCCTGTTTACGTGAAGGTCACGAGCCGCCCGATGTCCCGGCGACGGACGCAAGTTAGTGAGGCTTGCGAACCTCTATCGCCCGTGTAGCCCGGCGACGGCTCTTCCTTGGCTCAGAAGCCTTGCGGCTGAGCGGAAATCTGCGGAGGCGAGACCTGCTTGAAGCGGTCGTTGATCACCTTCTCCGGCGCTAATTGCGCCTCCATAAGCGTCTTTTGCGTCTGCGCCTCTTTCAGCGCGCCGCTGGCGTTCGTATTGTAAATGTCGGCCTGCGCCTTGGCGGCCTGTAGCTGCATCGCCATCTGCTGCGCCTGCATGGCCACCGGGTCTTGCGGCGGCTGTTTGGCCTGATCCATAGCCGCCAAAACCTGATCCTTGTTTTTCAGGTTAGGCATAGCGGCGACAATCGCGCGGAAAGGCATCTCGCCCATCGCGTCCATTTTCTTGAGTTCGACAAGGCTCTGGAACTGTTCAAGCTGCGGCGTAATGCCGTCCGGCGCGTCGTCGATGATAATATCAACGTCAAGCTGGGCGATATTGCCAACAATACCCGCAATCCGCTCGCCCATTTCCGGGTTCTGCATGGCAAGCATTTGCGCCTGCATCGGATCGATATTCAGGCCGAGCCATTTGATATTGCGTTCGTCGTCGGTAATGCGGACCCACTTCTCGGCGGTCCAGAACTGACGAATGCGGTTCCAAATGGCGCGGAAAACGCGGATGTCCATATCCCGCAAGGCGTCCATAATCGGCGCTATTTCCATCGCGCCGCCCTGCTGGCTTGCGATGATCGCCTTGCCAGAGGCCGCTGACTGCGCCGCATTGCCCTGTAGAGCAATGTTGCCAGCCATCATGTCGATCTCGTTCTTGGCCTCCTGCAACAGGCTCATGTGGCTTGTTGCGAGATCAAGACGCGTCTGAATATTGATCTTGTCGGAATAGCCGGGCGAAATCTCAACCCAGCCATCGGGCCGGGCCATCTCGCGGCGAGCCTTTTCAACGTCGCGAACCGCGCCCTGCTCCGCGATCACCTGATTGGTGTTCAGAAGATGCAGAGCCTTCGAGCGACGCTTGTTGATCTCATCCTGCGGGCCGATCATCTCCCGGACGATGCCGTAGCGGTCATTGTCCCGGTTGACGTAAGCCGAGCCAAAGATCAGTTCGCAATCCGACTCGCCCTTGTCATCGACGTAAGGCGACGGGCCAGCCTTTAGAATTCCGCCCTTGGTAAACTCGGCGTAGAAAAACTGATCCTGCCGCTTGATCCAGATTTGGCATATACGGACGCGCTTGCGCTTGTTGTCGGCCCATATCCGGTATTTAGGCTTGTCGTCATAGGTGTCGCTGTTGGCGCTATCCGATAGCGTCCACGACAGCATGTCTTTTGCGTCGGGATACTGCGCCGCCGCCTCGTCGTAATCGACCCAGCGAACAAGACCAAGATACGCCGCATCCGAGAAGTCGGGCGCGGAGGAATGCGGATCATAAAACATCCGATCCCACGGGATCGAGGTGATCTCAATTGAGACTTCGCCGTTCGGCTGCGGTTTCACGCCGACCGAATAGCCGCCCATGCCCTCAATCAGAAGGTTTTCCCAAACGCGGCTGCGCTTGTGGTCGAACCGCTGATCCTCGGCCACATAGCGCAACGCCTGCTCGCAGCCGTCTGCGTCGTTCTCATGGGCTGGAGTGCGCGGCAAGGCGCGAGGATTAACCCGCTGGCTCTGCTCGTAGCCTTTGAGAAAATCGACCTTGCGCTTGATGCGGTTGATGACGATTGGCGGCTGCTTGCGCTTTTTGAACGCGGCGATTTCTTCGGCTGTATATTGTAAGCCGTCTACATAATCGCGGTCGCGCTCGGCATTCAGGCGCGCGTCGTAGCTCGCGTCCTCGCTTGCCTCAAACATTTCAACGAGACGGGATACGTCGAGCGTGTCTTCAGCCATTAAACGGCTTTCCAGTCGTAATCTTCGCCATCATCGAAATCTCGTTTTCTGTCCCACCTGTCTCTTGCAGGCGCGACATTCTGCTTCGGCTTTACGCCAGCAAGCATCTGATCCAAAAGCTGGCCGACAAGGCCGAGCGCATCAACCTGATCGTCGTGAACGCCAGCCGGGAACCGCAGAAGCTCCGACTCAAAGTCTGCCCGCCACGGCGCGTCTTTCGGTATCCGTAAGCCTCGCATCGCTATCCGGCCACGGATCGACTGAGCGCGAACCGCCTTGTCGCCGCGCGTCGGGAATTGCTCACGGACGCAGTAGGCTTGCTTCTCATGCGCCCGGCGTTCAAGAAACGGCCCGACGCCGGACTTGATCTGCCCGGTTTCCTCCGCCCACGCCATCGGCTTCCAT